TCTACGAGCTAGTTTGCCAAAACTTACCATTTGGCGGCTGGGTCAGATTGGCATCGACATGGTACAACTACTATTTCGCGCCCCCCCCGCTGATCCAACGGGGGAGGTACGTGGTGGCGTTAGCCTACACGACCCTCATAACTCTAGTCTTCCGGGCCACGGATTCGGCCAAGCGCCACGTAATTTACGTTACGCAAGGCCGGTTCAACGCCACGTCGACTTTAGAAGTTAACACCCACCTCCTAGACCTCTTGAATCGGGATCCGGACATCTTGCCCCGGAACGGCATCGCCGGAAACGAGGTCCCAGCCTCCCTCATATCGGCAGTGCGATACGCCGTACAGAAATACGACACCACGAACGTTTCAGGGGCAGTGCTGGAGGGCACCATCGATTGTTACTTGCAGCGCCGCATGCTGCGAGCGGCGAAATCAGAGCGATACAGGTCCAACGTCACAGGCCTGCCAAATTTTCGTCGGTAGGGGGGTACTGGTATGGAAACCTGCCAGTAGAGCCGTACAGGTTCACTCCCACCACTAGCAATCCCACGGCCTGGAAGCAAACTGACCCGAGTCAGTTTAGAGTAATTAAAGGCGCCAAATATTACCATCCAGAGCTGGGGCTCAACTTTCCCATCATTCCGGTTGCAGAGGGCACGTGTCCGCTACCCGGCGTAACGCCGGATGGCAGTTATCGTACCCGCTGGAACGGAGTGTGCCACAATGGGTTAATCCACTCCAACTCCAATTTCACCCTCAATAACGCATTCAACCAAAGGATGCTAATTGAGCGGACCGACGAAAACGGAGTGTCGATTCATCAGAGCTACTTAGACAATCAGACCGCATTTCTCAACTCAGATCAAGAGTTGTTCACCATCCTTACCGCCCGGTACGCGAAAGCCTTCGCGGACTGGCGCGGGAGGGAGGTGGCCGCGGAAGAACATTACGACGACCCACATGCCAAGCGCTCCCTACGCGTTTCCGGTTTCAACGACCGACAGAATAACTGGGGAGAGCGGCTATGGCTACGTAATCAGCGCTTAAAGTATAAATTGAAGAAAGACGAGATCGCCAAGCCCGGCAAAGCCGGGCGCACCATCGGCGACTTGGGGGTCGAGGCATCTCTACAGGGAGCCTGGGCCACCAAGCTTGATAAACTGGCCGTGACCGACGACATACTTCTAACAGAGGGGGGTCGAACGACACGCGTCCATTTCTGCAGCAGTCCAACCAGCGCAGAGCTCAAGGTAGTCTTTGACGCCCTCCAGTACCCTCCTGAGGACGCCTACTTCGTTTATTTCTCCGATGATTCCTGCTACGCCACCCACACACCCGACGGTGTGTGGCGCGCGAACATTGACATCAGTTCTTGTGACGCCTCCCACTCAGACCGGCTCTTCACCAAGTTTGCCGACATGCACCCGGAAGGGCATGCGCGGAATGACTTGAATGTGTTAGTCGACCAATGCCGGGCTCCTACCATCATCGAAGCACCCTCAAAGCACGAGGGCAAAAAGATGAAGGTGGTCCTGCAGAGTAGGACAGCTCGTCTCTTCTCCGGCAGCACACTAACCACAGTCATCAATGGTTTCGCCAACGCCTGTATAGCACAGGCCATCCACTCCACTAACGCAAACTCCAGCGACGGCATTATGACGGCGGCGAAAGTCGCCGGCTATGTTGTCACTGTCGACGTGTGTGAGGAGTTCGAGGACATCCAATTCCTCAAGAGTAGCCCTGTACTAGATACCAGCGGCCACTACCAACCCGTACTCAATTTTGGGGTCCTCTTGCGCGCCTTTGGCACGTGTAAAGGGGATCTACCCGGAAGAGGACCTCTCGAAGCTCGCGGCAACAGTTTTCAGAAGGGACTCCTCCAAGGCCTGTACCCCAGAATCCACTTTCCGCTACTTGACAAGATCAAGGAGCAATACGCCGACGCCACACCCACTCGGGTGCGCATCCCAGACGTGGAATACAAGTGTACCGACACTGTCGGAACGTTCACGGACGACGCCGTCTTCCGTCGGTATTTCCGCAACGGCGTAGACGGACCCCGCTTGTCGGGACCGGATCTGGGCGGATTGTATGATCTCGCTAATCTACCATTCGGCTTCGAGCACGCCTCCACGGGCGCCGACAGCGTCCTGCGTCGAGACTACGGTCTCCGCTGCTGGTGAGGGAACGCCAGCTCTTCCCCCTCTTACCGCCACAGTGCGCTAAGCTAGAACTCCTGAGTACAGGCTAGCAGAAGCACACAGTGACCCCCCGGACTGGGTGATAGGTCCGCCAACGC